ATAAAAGGAATATTTTATAAAAAGGAGAAAATAAAAAATGACATTTTTAGTATTATTATTTGCACACTTATTAGCAGATTACCCATTACAAGGTGATTTCTTAGCAACAATGAAAGGCAAAAATCTAATTGTTTTATTAACCCATGCAGGAATTTGGACAGGTACAATTGCAACTGCATGGCACTTACTAGGACATGATGTAAACTATGGTTTGATTATTTCATTATTTGTAATTCATGCAATCTTAGATTATTTAAAAGCTAGTAATAGATTCTTTTATAAGAAGTTTGATAGTTTAAAAGGTGGATTATTGATTGACCAATTATTCCATGTATTACAAATAATTTCAGTAATGATGTTCTTTTAATAAAAGAAGAATTTTATCAAATTATATTAATTAAAGGAGTAAGAGATGACTGATAAATACGAATTAAATTTACAAGATATTGTAGAAAAATTAGAAATTGTTTTATTTGAAATGCAAATAGGTAAAAAAGTAGAGTTTACTGCATTAGATGGTAAAAATATGGCTTTGTTGGTTGCTAAAGTAAAACAACAAAACAATAGAATTGAAAAATTAGAAAATCAATTAAAAATTGAACGCAAGAATTTTGATTATCTTGAAAAAGCAGTAGACAAATCTTTCGATAGTGGAAGAATTTTTACTCATTTTCACCAAATACGAGAATATGAAGAAGGAGATAAATAAAATGGAAAAAGTAAAAATTAATCAAACGGTGGCGAATTGGATTGAAAATGCAAAATCATTATATAACTTTCAAGCGGTTGATTCGTTATTGATGTGGAGAGTTTTAGAGAATATTAGAAGTGAACAAATGATTGAGGACGAAATCGACATCGTAACACTAGCAAAAGCGATTCAATACGGTTATGAGGTTGAGTATGAATTTAAGGTTGGGGATATACTTTATAGTCATTTTTCGAACAGGTTTGTCGAAATAACTGCAAGTATTAATGATTACAAAAAAGAATTATCTATTTCTTCATTATTAGAAAATATTCGTGAGGGTAAAAAATATGACTTAGTTTGCAAAGCAGAAGAAAGATATGACTTAAAATGACAATTAGTATTAATAAAAATTGTCCGAAGTGTAACTTGACTTATTACGACTGTTTTTTAAAATATTGTTTAAAATGCAAAAAAGAATTAGAGTGGGGAAATGGAGAATGAGAAAAGTAAAATTTACAGGCTACATAATTTTTGATGAAGAAGAACTACAACACCGAGAAAATATGATTGGTCAACTTGACCATGAATTATTTAATGTCGATGGTGTAAGAGAATGGGAATTTGAAGAGATTAGCAATGAAGAGGTTGAGTGGGAGGATGAAGAATAATGGAAAAATACTTATACAGATTTTTTTGGGACTGTGGAAGAAGCGGAGATTTAGAAGGTTTATTTGTAGCAACAGAAGAACAAGTTAAATCGGCTATTGGCTCTTATATTTCGTTTGGAGAGGTCTTAGGAAAACATAGTGATGTATATGGTACATTAGAAGAGAGAGATATTCAAAAATTAGATGTATCAACAGAAGCAGTTGCAGAAGTTAGTAAGTTTTTAGGTTCTGATTGGAGTGGTTTCAATCCCCTATATTATGTCTATACAGAATGTGAGAACTGTGGAGATAGAATGTCTCAAGATGAGTGGAATGTTGAATATCGTGAAGAATTCGACCAAGATTTATGTGAAGAGTGCTTTGAACAATTACAAAAAGAAGTAGAGGAAATTTGATAAAATTATTATTTTATCTATTGACAAATGTAATAAATAATGATATAATTAAAATATAAATTGCAAAGGAGAAATAAAGATGTTAAAAAAATTATATTTAGGCAATGAATTTATTGGTAATGTTGGAGAAGAAACAGGGGTTACTAGACTAAAAGTTGGAGATGTAATTATTGTAACAAACGAAAGTGGGTATTCAAGCACATCATTTGTATGTAAATATGGTGAAAAATATGGTGTAATGGGATGGGGATACAAAGAATTAAAATCTATAAATCAAGAATATGATATCAGAAAGGTTATGAGTGGACAACTAGTTACAACGGAAATTTTAAATGATGTTAGAAGTTCAGATATGTTTGTTGTTAAAGAAATTATGCCAGTTGAAATGACATTAGAAGAAATTGAAGATAAATTAGGTCATCCTATTAAATTAGTTTAATAATTTATCAAAAATTTATCAAATACATAATAAAAGGAGAATGAATAATGAATTTACAAGATATGCAAAATGTAGTGAAAGAGATTGAAGCAATTAAAGAATTATGTAAAGAAAGTGGTCATTTAGAACGTTGGGAAATGCGTGATAAAATTTCTACACGAATTGAAGTTTTACAAGCGTATTGTGAACAAAAAGGTATTCCAATTAAAATTGACATTGAAGAAATTCTTAACCACAACCACTCTTACAGTTATGAAGAAGATGACAGTAGTTACTATGAAGAAGATAGCAGTTATTATGAAGAGGAAAGTTCTTGGTAAGATAAATTAAAAGGAGAGATGATGATATGATTATTATTGGTTCGAGGGCAATGCTACCACAACTAGATTTAAGAAATGAAGAAATAAAAAATAGATTTCATAAAGCAGATTATGATGTAATTATGAGTGTAGAAGAGTTTGGTGGATGGACAAGCCACAATGAAAATATCATCAAATCTCTTTTACCTAGCAAAGAAAATAAGTATAAGGCAGTATTAGAAGTAAATGGCAATAGGTCTGTCTATGAGATTGAATTAGGATTCGAAGGCACTTCATCAAAATTCTTATTAGATAATAAAGTTGAAGTATGTGAACCAAATTCATCTCGTTTATCACTTGAATATTGTTTACTTACGAAAAAATCTCACCTAATTTATCCTGTTCATTTTGAGAAAAACATCAATGACTATCATTTACTAAAAGATATTTTAGGTGATTTTGAATTAACACCAAAAATGCAAGAATATTTTAAATTACGTTCAGAAGAGGCGAAAAATCGTTATAATCAGAGAACACCGAACTTAAATGTAACAACAGAAGATTTCTTTAGTTCTAAACTAAATGTGCCACATTATTTTGTTCATGATGATTTACATGAAGTGATGGCTCATTTTGATAAACCGATTTATACCATGATGCAAAAAGATTCAAATAAAGCATGGTGTGAAAAAGACATGTTTTTCCAATTACCATTAGGATATCAAGTTAAATGTGTTCAAGAAGAAGCATATGTAATTGCTTTAGAGAGATATATTATTCCTCAATATGGAGAAAACTGTAATGACTTTTTCACTTGTTATAAAAATGCAGTAAAACGTGTTTGTACGACATTGTGTAGTGGTTGGTTTAGAGAATTTGCTATTGAACGTTATGTAGAAGTTATTGGGAATTATGATTGGCAATTTGTAGATAAGTTACGTTTAGCAATTAAAGAAGGAAAGATTCAAACAATTGAAGGTAAAACTATTAATGATTTACCAAAATTTTTAAGAGATTAGGAGAATGATAATATGAAATTAGTAGTTGGACAATTATTGATTAGCAATTATGTTGATTTTGATGGTGACAAAACTTGGGAATATGTGGTAGTTACAGATGTGTTTGACAATAAAGCTATACTTAAAAGAAAACATGGTGGAAGATTAATAGCAAATTTAAATGAAAATGGTGAAGTTAAAAAATCTGAAAACAACAACTATCTAGAAGATTTATTAAAAAATGGACAACCTGTTATGGCAAAGAAAACATTATTCGGCAAATATAAATTTGAGGCGAAGTAAGATGACAGTTGAACAATGGTTAGATTATTTCAAAGAAAAAGGTATTGCAATTCAAATTACTTTAGATATTCATAAAGACCCTACTGTTCATGCTATTTTACCTAAAGATTATAAAGGTGAATTAAAAGGTATTCAATTCACAGAACATGAAACATTATTAGGTGCTTTAAAAATGATGGTAAATAAAATAAATAGATAAAGGAGAGATAAGATGGATTTAAGAAATAATATAGACTCACCAAAATATAAAAGCACTCAACTACTAAGTTCTGATACTATGGTGAAATGTGTTTTTGAAACAATGTATGTTAGTCGCCCATCAATATATGATGTAGACCCATTATTTACAAAAATAACAGATATTAAAATTGTTAATGAAAGTGGCACACTTAAATTAACTAGAGAAGAAGCAATTAATTTAAAGAAATTTATTGACGATTCTCTAGCACAAGAAGATTAATAAAATGATGTTTTTATCAAAGGAGAGATAATATGAGTAAATATAGACTAGTAGAAAAAACAAGTAAACAATTGGATACATTTAAAGTAGTAATTGTTGCGGATTCAAATGATGGTGATTATATAACTGAAACAATGTATTATACAGTAAAAGATTTTAATGCCCATGTAATTGATGCCTTAATAGATTTACAAAAGAATTATAATGGTAGTCATCAATTGGAAAATTATCCTAATAATGGGGAATGGCTTGAAATTCCTTTTAATGGTTGGGATGGATATTGCCATTCATTGTCAGAATTAATTGTTGAATACATTGATGAAAATGGCAAAATTTATGATGTGGAGTTTTAATATGAAAACCGTAAAAAAATCAAAGCTAATTGTTCAATCAAGTAAATATAATTTTAATGATGAGCTACAAAAAACAATAGATGATTATAATAAAGAAGGATTAATTGTAAGAATTGAAAATTCTTTTTCAAACTCTTCTCATGTTGGTGGTAGTGCAATATTTTTACATAATCCCTATGTATTGTGGGGATTATTAGTAATTCTTGCAATGACAATTACTATTGGAGAGTATGGAGAGTAATTATATGTTTGAAAAAATTATGAAATGTCTTGTAATTGGAGTTATGAGTATTGGATTATGTTTTTTTATTAGTTTATTAATAGCTTTTTGGAAATTTGGAATTTTAGGGGGTTGAAACAATGGAACTAATTCTTAAATTTAATGAAGATTTACTTTGGCAAAGTGATTGGGATGGTTATGAAGTCGGCTTTGAAGATGTATTAATCGTTGGCTTATACCAACTTGCTAACACAGAAATATATATCTATATCGACATGGAAAATATGAAAATATTAGACATGTGGACACCGTATTGGGAGGTCGAATAAATGTTTTTTGTAGTTATAGCTATTGGATTCATTGCTATGTTATTTGGTTTATTTACAGGATTATTATCATTCAATGAAGAAGATGAAAAAATAGCTTGGATTTCAATATTAATTGGAATTACAATGATGGCAATGGTAGTAATAATTGGATTTGCAGGAACAGAAGATAATTATTCTGTAAGAACAGAAAGTAAACTTGAACCTATTGTGGTAGATAATAAAGATTATTATGTCATTCATAGGGTTGCAGGTAGATATGGAAGCGAAGAATATACAATGATTTTTAATGGTCAACAGGTGACATATGATTCAGATGATGATGTTGATGTATCATTTAGTTATGATGCAGATATGACTATTAAAGAATATTATCATAAACCACATAATAATATTTGGGGTAAAATTTATGTATGGTTATATGGTGATGATTTTGTAAATGACGTATCTTATTATGAAGTAGAAATACCTTATGATTCGGTATTATTTGAATAGGAGAATTTAAAATGAGTAGATGGAAAAAATTACACTTGGCACAAATGCAATGGGTTTTACAAGAAATTGCACAATCACATCACATTGTTTACAATAATATTATGGTTGCAGATAGAATCAATATTCATCTTGAAGAAAGAGATGGAGAAATGATTGGTTATCATGATATTATTGGTAAAGTATGGTATCTTGATATAGATTGGTATAATAAATATTTTAATTGACAAATGTGATAAATAATGATATAATAATAGATATAAAGAATGAAAGGAAGTTTGAAATGCAAGATAATATAATTTATTGGGCAAAAGTAAATCCAAATGCAAAAATTCCTAAACGTGCAGGATTTGGCGAAGCAGGAATTGATATTTGGAGTTGCATTATTAGTGATAACTTTAAAGTTGAAGAAGATGGTGAAACTCACTATGAACTTCTCTTAAAAAAAGACAAACCAACTCTTGTACCAACAGGTGTTGCTTCTAGATTAAGTCCATATTACTACTTAAACCTTAAACATGAGCGTGGCTCAACAGGTAAATTAGGAAAATCTGTATTAAGTGGTGTCGTTGATAGCACTTATAATGGAGAAATCTTTGTAAATATTACACCATTATATAAAGATGTTCTTTTAACTACAAATGCAGATACAGTTGAAGAGTATGATGATATCATTATTTTCCCTGTAAAAAATGCTATTTGCCAAGCTACAATTGATGACGTTAATTATTTGGATGAAGTTGAGATTTCTTATGAAGAATTATTGGCAATGCCATCAACAAGAGGTGCAAATGCACTTGGTAGTACCGATAGTAAATAAAGAAAGTGGCTTTGTCCACTTTTTAATATACATATAAAAAAGGAGTAACAAAAAATGAAAAATGCACATTACAATCGTACTATTACTTTAAGTGGATATGTTGATTCAGAATCAGTTAAAGAAATTATCAACTTTATTAATGAAATTAATGAATATGATAAAGTTTTAGAATCTGAATTAGTAAACTATGAAAGAGAAGCTATCATTCTTCAACTTAATACAATGGGTGGAGAAGCATATAGTGGATTTGCATTAGCTTCTGTTATTGAGTTATCTGTGACTCCAATTGTTACTCTAGCTATTGGTTCTGTAATGTCAGTTGGTTTAGTTATTTGGTTGGCAGGTCATGAAAGAATGATGACAGAGTATGCAGTACCAATGTATCATGAAGTTGCAGTTGCAACACACCATATGAAACTACAAGACCATACAGATAATGTATTTCATATGAAAACAATTCAAAAAATGTATGATGATTTCATTTTAAAACGTACAACTATTAAAAAAGAAAAATTAGAATCTATTAAAAAATCTAAAAAAGATTACTTCTTTACACCTCAACAAGCATTAGAGTGGGGATTTGTAGTTGGAATTGTTAAATTAGGTGAAGAAGGATTAGAAGTAGTAGACAATTAAGAGGTGACACCATGAGTAAGTTTTATTACTATTTTGGTAATATGCGTTCTCAAAAGTCTATGCAGTTAATAGCAACAGTACATTCATTTAAAGAGAAGGGTAAAAAATGCCTTCTCTTTAAACCTGCAACAGACACTAGAGAGCAACGATATGTAAAAAGCAGAGCATTAAAAACTACATACGAATGTACAGATTTAACACAAGACACATTTGAAATTGTTAAAATGGCTCAACCACACTATGTATTCATTGATGAATGTCAATTTGCTTCCAAAGAGGATATTGACATGTTAGCACGAATAGTCGATGAATTGCAAATCCCTGTGTTTGCTTATGGATTATTAGTTGATTATCGTGGTCAATTATTCGAAGGAAGCAAAAGATTGGTTGAATTAGCCGATAGTATCAGAGAAATCAAATCTATTTGTGATAGATGTGATAGTAAAGCAAAAATGCACCTACTTAAAGTTGATGGTCAACCTAAATTTGATGGTGATGGAATTTTTGTTGGTGATTTAGAATTTGAATCATTATGTAGAAAATGTTATATAAATATAAGAAAAGAGGGAAATAATCAATGAGTTGGATTGTTATGGATTTAGTTTTTGTTATTTTATTAATTTTAAGTTCAATTTTTTATGTGACAGAAATTTGGAAGCCAACTAAAGCAAGTGTTGTTTGGTTAAGTGTGTTGCTTGTTCTTGCACAACTAACAATTACTTTGCAGGATGTTGCGAATTATTTAACCAATTAAACATTGACAAATAAGATAGAAAGTGCTATAATATATTATATATGTAGCACTTTTTTATTGTAACAAATGTAATAAATAATGAAGGAGATGATATTGATGAGATGGGAGAATTGGCATAAACACACTCATTATTCAAATATAATGACACCCGATTGTGTAATTAAACCTATTGATATTGCAAAAAGAACTGTTGAATTAGGTGGTAAAACTATGACAACAGTTGAACATGGTGGGTTCGGAAACATATTTGAATATTATGAAGTGGCACAAAAACACAATCTAAAACTCATTTTTGGAGTTGAATTTTACTATGTTAAAGACAGATTTGAAAAAGACCGCAGTAATACTCACTTATTGATTTTAGCCAAAAATGAAAATGGTCGAAAACAATTGACAAAAATTCTTTCAGAAGCAAATCAAACAGGGTTTTATGGGAAAGGTAGAATTGATAAATCATTAGTTTTATCTCTTAATCCAAAAGATGTAGTTGTTACATCAACATGTGTATCATCATATGTTAATCGTTTTGATGATTATGAAGAAGAATTTATTATCCCTTTTATGAATCATTTCAAGGATAACTTCTATCTTGAAATACAGAGTCATCTTGACATTATGCAAATAAATTATAACAAGAAAATTCTCGATATACATAATAAATTCAATATACCATTTGTTGTATGTCAAGATACTCATTATATTTTTCCACAAGATAAGATTTATAGAGACATCTTATTGGAAGGAAAAGGTATTAAATATGATGATGATGAAGGAGAAGGATTTATTTTAGATTTTCCAACTTCTGACCAAATATTTGAACGCTTTGAAAAACAAGGTGTATTCACAAGAAAACAAATAGAAGAAGGTATGCGTAACACTTTAATAGTAGATGATTTTGAAGGTGTAACAATAAATAAAGACATTAAAATGCCATCACTTTATCCAAATCTTTCACATGAAGAAAAAATGTCTAAATTAAAAGAAATAGTTGCAGAAGAGTGGAAAAAAGAATCTATTTTAGTTCCAAAAGAAAGTCATAAAGAACGAATAGAAGGAATTAAATTTGAAACAGATATTATTGAACAAACTAAGATGGAAGATTATTTCTTATTTAATTATGAAGTAGTCAAGAAAGGGAAAGAAAAGGGTGGTATTTTAACTCAAACAGGTCGTGGCTCTGCGGTATCATTTTATTTAAACAAACTATTAGGATTCACAAACGTTGATAGATTTGAAGCACCTGTAACACTTTATCCTACTAGATTTATGTCAAAATCTAGAATTCTTGAGACAAAAAGTTTGCCCGATATTGACCTAAATATGACGAATCGAGAGGCTTTTGTAGAGGCTACTAAAGAAATTTTAGGAGAAGATAATTGTTATATAATGATTGCTTATGGTACAATGAAAGAATCTGCTTCATTTAGGAATCTATGTAGAGCAAAAGGTTTAAAAATGGAAGAGTATAATGAAGTTGCGAAAAACTTAGATGATTATGCTAATCATCCACAATGGAAAGATTTAATTGAAGAAGCAAAAATATTTCATGGAGTAATTGATTCAATTTCACCATCTCCTTGTGCATATTTAATTTTAGATAAAAATATTTCAGAAGAAATAGGATTACTAAAAGTAGGTGGAGAAATGTGTTGTATGATTGACTCAAACACATCTGATGCCTACAAATATCTCAAAGAAGATTTCTTACTTGTTACAGTTGTTGATATCATTGCTCAAGTTTGTAAAGAGATTGGAATTGAAGTTCCTAGTGTTCGAGAAATAACCAAATTAGTTGAGAATGACGAAAAAACTTGGGATTTATACCATAATGGATTAACCGTTACTCTAAATCAAACAGGTTCAGATAGTGGAATTTCTCAAATCAAACAATATAAGCCAAATAATATAAGAGAACTAACTCTTTGGGTTGCAGGAATAAGACCTTCTTTTGCTAGTATGAAGCATTACTTCTTAAACAGAAAACCATTTTCATATGAAATTAAAGAATTTGATGAGTTGTTAAAAAGTTCTGATAATTTTGTGTTATTTCAAGAAGATATTATGAAAACATTGGTTTATGTTGGATTTGAAGAGGATGAAACTTATGGATTGTTAAAGGCAATTGCAAAGAAAAAAGAGGGAATCATTGAACCAATTTACGAACGTTTTATCAATGGATTTGTTGCAAAAACAGGAGACAAAGACAATGCAGAAAAAGTATGGAGAATTATTGAAGATGCAGTTGGATATGGATTTAACTCATCACATGCTTATTCTGTTGCTCTTGATAGTGCTTATGGTGGGTGGTTAAAGGCTCATTACCCTTTAGAATATTATTCTACTGTATTTAATATTTATGAAAATGATACTGAAATTACTGCAAAGTTATTACGAGAATTAGATTATTTTGGTATTCAAGTTAAACCAATTAAATTTGGTATGTCAAAAGCTACTTACTCTTATGATAAAGAAACTAATTCGATTTATAAAGGATTGGCTTCAATTAAGTATCTAAATCATCAAATATCCAATGAACTATATCATCTTTCTAAAAATAAAACATATCGAGTTGTTGGTGATAAAGTTGAATATTCATTTCTAGACTTACTTGTTGATATTGAAGAAAATACTTCTGTCAACTCACGACAATTAGAAATATTGATTCGATTAGATTTCTTTTCTGAATTTGGTCATAAACAAAAATTATTAAAGCTTTCAGATATATTCAAAAATGGTAAAATTGATGGTTTTACTAAAGATGGTAGACCTAAAAAAATTGGTATCCATTATTCTAAATCATTGTCTGACAAATCTAAGGTACAACGATTAGAGAATTTGTTTAAAATTCAAGATGAAATCATGTCAGAAGAAAATAAACCTTATGACATCTATGAACAAATAGCATTTGAAAAAGATGTGTTAGGTTCACCAGTTTTCATTCAACCAAATGCCAAACCATCATTTGCGGTAGTAACACATGTTGACAAGAAATTCACCCCTAGAATCACCTTATACCAACTCAAAACAGGTAAAGAAGTTGTTGTAAAAGTTGATAAAAAGAAGTTTTATTCTGACAATGACGAATTCTTGTATTTAGGTGATATAATAGAAGTGCTTGAAACAACCGTTAAAGATGGTTGGAGAAAAACTGATAAAGGTTTTGAAAAAGATGAATCCAAAAAGGAGACATTTTTAAATAAATGCAATTTACTATATCGTAAAGGAGAAAAATAATGGAAAATATTGTAACATTTGCCAAAACTAATGGATATGAGTTATCAGAACAAGAAGAATTAGTATTGCATGCTTTTGAAAAAAGTGGAGTATTAAACTTTGCTTTAGGAGTTAATCATGTAAAACTATTACAAATCTTGGAAAAGTATGACGAATCATCCATTGACAAATCAGATAAATAATGATATAATAAGTAGTAGGCGAAAGTCTACTACTTATATTTTTGAGAAAAGGAGATTGATAAAATGGAAGAAAAAATGATTGATATTAGATTGGTGGGTACAGTTTATGAAACTGAATATATTTTGTGTCAACATAGTCATTATGGAAATACTCCATTTTGCTACACTTCCTCTGTAACAAGAGAACATTCTCATTTTGAAGTTTGGAAAGGACAAATTGAAAGTCCACCATTGATTATTGGAGATTATATTTTTGTAGATGATTTAAATAAAACATTTCAAGTAACTCAAGTAATTCGTTCAACAAAAGGTGGATATGTTTATGTTGTGAATCAAGATAAATATATAGACAATGAAGAATCAAAAGAAAAAGCAGAACAAGAAAAGAAAGAATTTACAGATTTTATTGACAAGCAAATAAGAAGATATCAGTTAGAAATAGAAGCGGAAGAAATTAAACAAAATGAAAAGAAATGGTATCAATTTTGGAAATAGGGGATGACACAATGAATAAGGCAGATAAATATTTTTTAGAACACTTAAAAAACATCAAGGAGATTGGTTGTACTGATTTACATGGTCAAGTAAGACCTAGATATACAGATGGCTCTCCTGCTCACACAAAATACATAACATTTGTGTCGGAAGAATATGATTTATCAAAAGGTGAATTTCCTATTTCAACTTTAAGACCTGTTGCTTTTAAATCTGCAATTGGTGAAATATTAGCTTTCTATCAAGACCAAACAAATAGTTTGTCAATTATGAAGGATAAATACAAGTTAGGTTGGTGGAAAGCATGGGAAGTAGATGATACAAATACAATTGGTTTACGTTACGGTGCTACCGTTAAGCGATATGATTTGTTAAATCGACTATTAGATGTATTAAATAATGATATGTTTAGCAGAAGAAAATTGATGTCATTATGGCAAGAACAAGACTTTATTGATGAACCAAAAGGATTAAAACCTTGCTTCTACATGACAAATTGGGAAGTTCGTGTAATTGGTGATGATATTTATCTAGACCTTCATTTGACAAGTAGAAGTTCTGATTTTGCAGTTGCAAGTGTAATTAATCGTGTTCAATATGTAGCATTACAAATGATGATTGCAAATCACTTTGGATTTAAATTAGGTAAATTTAGTGTATTTACATCTAACTTACATTATTATTTACGTCATGAAGATGGAATTAATGAATTGTTATCAAGAACTCCATCTGAAAAACAACCATATATAAAATTAAATGTTCCACCAAAAACTAATTTTTATGACATCAAAGTATCAGATTTTGAATTAGTTAACTTTGAGTGTCCATATGAACAATTGGATTTTGAATTAGGAGTGTGATTAAATGTTATCATTAATTGTAGCCCATGACCTCAATCGAGGAATTGGGTTTGATAATAAATTACTCTGTCATATTAAAGATGACATGAAACTATTTAAAGATGTTACTACTTTTAAAACAATTGTGATGGGTAGAAAAACTTTTGAGTCAATTGGTAAGCCACTACCAAATAGAAAAACAATTGTTTTAAGTAAAACTTGTATGTGTGAACATGAGGATGTTTTTGTTTTTGATTCAATCAAAGATGTATTAGTTTTAGATTGTCAATATGGTCACGATATAATTATATGTGGTGGTTCATCTATTTATGAACAATTTTTACCGTATGTTGACCGATTATACATCACTGAAATTCAAAACACATTCAAAGCAGATTCATATTTTCCACAAATTGATTTAGAAAATTATCAACTAACACATATGAAATACTATCCAAAAGATGAAAACAATGAAAGTGGATTTGTATTTAAAATCTACGACAAATATAATAAATAATGAAAGAAGGTACTCTATGTCATATCTATTAACTTATACAGGAAAACAATTTGATTTAATTAATGTTGAAGAAAACGAAATTGATATTGTGGATATTGCTCACTCATTATCAAGAGTCAACCGTTATAACGGACATCTTGAATATCCTTATTCAGTTGCGGAACATTCTTTAGGGTGTTATTTTCTTGCAGAATATTTAGGGTATTCAAAAGCAATTCAATTATATGCTCTTGCACATGATTTTTCAGAAGCATATGTTTCAGATTTACCAAAACCTTTAAAAAATATGCTTCCACAATTTTCAGAATTTGAAGATAGAGTAATGAATACAATTATTACAAAATTAGGATTCCCACTTATTACAGATGAAGAATGGGAAATCGTTAAAAAAATTGATAATACAATGTTATATCTAGAATTTAAATATTTAGCAAAGCGTGATGATTATCCTACACAATATGAATACTTAGATATTGATATTAATGAGTCCGCATTTATGGATGAAGTAACAACTTTTGGATATAACCCTAACACAAATAAAGAAGAACTTATTGAATTATTTGAATTTTTAATGGAAACACAGGATAAACTAAGAGTTGTAAATGGTGATTTAGATGAAGTTACAACTGAATCTTGAGATACCAACATCACTAAATCAATTATATATTAATGAACATAAATATAATCCTAAGACAAAAAGATATGAACCAACCAACACTAGAATCTTATCTGAAAAAGGACAAGCATCCAAAAGAAGATTACAGAAATATGCTAAAAAACAAATGGTTGGTCAAGATTGGGATTATGATTATACTTTAAATAATTACATCTATATGGATGTAGTTATTTATTTTAATAAAAAAGGAAGAGACGATAATAACATTTATAAGTTATTATGTGACTCTCTTGAAAAGATTTGCTACGACAATGATTCAAGAGTATTAATTAGAACGCAACGTATCTATATCGACAAGGATAATCCTAGAATTGAAGTTACTCTTTTACCTGTTGAATTCGTTGGAATATTTGATAATCAAGTTCAATTTGAAGTATTTGAGGATAATTGTAAATTCTGCTCTTATTATCGAAGTGGAAGTTGTTCTGTATTAAAAGGTGCTTTAGAGAATCGTATTCAAGAAGAAATAGATAAAAATTTAATATGTCATAAGTTTAAGAAAAAGAAAACTTAACATTTTTAGAGATTGTCCTTGACAATCTCTTTTTTATGTCTTATACTGACAATATACTAATTACAAAATATTGGAAGGAGTAGGTATGGGTAGAGTTTCAGAGATTGCAAAAATATTCTATCAAGATGTTAGAGAGAAAAAAAGAGTTGGTAGTAATATTTATAAGAGGGCTTCAACTAGGAGAGGTGGGGCAGGAACGGTAAGAAGTGCATATGATTTTTTATCTAATAAGGAGAAGAAAAAATTAAACAGTGAAGTGAGGACTTATAACATGAATGATTTATTAGTAAAAGAAGAGTTTGAAAAATTATCTAATACAGAACAAAAAGAGAGACTTGAACATTGGAGAAAAAAATATAAGAATACTGAAATTATTAAATCATTAGGTATTCATGCTTCAACATATTATGTTATGCTCGATGAATTGGATGTAAAGCGTGATAATAATAGAGGTGCATTTAGACAAACTAGTGTTGTGTCACAAAAAGAATTAGATTATTATAAAAATAATATTTGTTCATATGATGAGTTGATGAGTCTTGATGTTGAACAAAGAATGGAAGTTTTTGAAGGATATGATAAAGCATATGGAACTAGCGAACTAGCGAAACAATTAGGAACATCTACTCATAATATTTACTATCTAAGAAACAAATTGAAAACATATAAAGCAAAAAAGAAGAGAGAAAGAAAAGCTATTGCTATTTCATCAGAACCAATTAAGATGAAAGACGAAGTGACAAAAGTTGATGAAATCAATGTATTTGAAGATACTAATCTCGATACCGCTAATGAGCCAATAGAAACGTCAGAAATTGATGTTGCGGAGGTTACAGATGCAGAAGAGTCTGTTGAAGTTACAAATAGTTTTAGTTTCGATATTAAATTAAGCGGTCAATATGCTAAAGAAGAATTTTTAAACAGAATTACAAATGTCTTAAATTTATTGAATGATGATGAGATTGCAGAATTTCAATTTAGTATGAGAAAATAAAAAATCCCCCTATCATAAGATAGGGGTTTCTTAAATACCTTCACATTGAAGGGTAGTTTAGCGTTACGCTTACCGTATTACTTAATTACATAACCTGCTTTTAATTCATGTAAAACCGATTCAATTAAAACTTCAACTTCTTTATCAGATACTTGTACACCCTTTTGATGTAAAAGTTCTAATAGATGTTTTTTAGCTTCTTCGAATTTACCTTGTCCATCTAAATTCTTAAATACTGATTCAACATACATAACAACAAGCCCAGTTAATTCTTTGTTGTGAATTAAGTCTTGAACTTTTTTGTGAGAGTCAATAAACTTAGATACTTTAGAAATTACGAATCCAACTAGGATAGGTAGCGAAACTAGGAATAAATCTACCAAAATTTGTAAAAATACTGTATTCATGCGAAAATCCCCTTTTTTTCTCAATTTTTTTAAAAAAGTGGCTCTGAAAAAGCTATATAAAATATAGCTTTTTTGAACCCTTATAATTTGATAAAATCACTCTTTTATCAAATTAGATTTTATGGTATGTAACATACTTCTTGTTAATCCACATACCTTTGCCAAGACATAACCAATCGCCATTAGTTTCATAAACTTTAAAGGATTCACCTCTAGAGACTACTTTTACTACATCACTATCTCCATTGCTTTCTTTACGAACATTTAACTTGTCCACAGAAATAGTAGCAATACCAATAGCACCTTTTGGTTTTGTAGGAGTTACAGGTGGAGTAACAATAGGTTTTTTAACAGGAGTTTCTACTTTAAATACAGGTTTTTTACCTGCAAAAATATCTTTTTCATCTAGTCCACCTGTCATTTGAAAATGAGACATGTCTTTAAATTTTTCCCAATCTCCACCATATTCAAAACCAAGCTTCTTAGCTTCTTGTACAACTTCCATCCAATCGGCTTTTCCATCTTTATCAAAATCGGATTTAGTATCCCAAACAAATTTTTTTCCTGTTGAATCTACTAAAGCGAAATCAACTGCAAGACCGAAGTTGTGAAGAGATTTTCCACCTTTTGCTTGTGTAACAACTTTCTCATTTGGTTGGGCTTTGACTTTAGATAAACCAACTTTATCTAATTGTGCTTGAGTACGACCTTTAGCATAAAGATTGTTTTGCTCATCAATTGAACGATATGCTTGTGTAATAACCATCTTGTAATTCTTTAATCTTGCATTAGCATTTTTTAGTAACTCTTCTACTTTTGCTTTTACATACGGATGTAAACCTTCTAATGATACTGACATAAAAACAACTCCTTTAAAATAATAGTGCAAGAAACTATTAATCTCTTACACTATTTATTATACTATTATTTATTACATTTGTCAACCTTGAGGGTCATCTTTCTTTTTACCTTTGATTAACTGTGTAACATTGACCGAACTTATCCCCACAATTAATGTTTGCATAATTAAAACATAATTATCTGTTAATTCATGGTGAGTTGCATAAAAATATATTCCATAAATAGAATATAATAAGAACACTAGAATCATAGACGATGTTTTTGCCTCATTAATACTAATTGTTTCTTTTAACCAATTGATAAGTTTCATCTTAAATCACCCTTTTTATCGTTTGTCTCCATTAAACTTCTTCAATTCTGTTGTTAACTCTTCAACCGTAACTTGAAGATGTTTGTTTTCAATCATCAATTTAATATTTGCTTCATGTAAAATACCAATCTCTTTTCTCATTTCTCTAATCTCTGTTTTTGCACCTTCTAATTCTTCTCGTAGTTCGGCACGAAACGATTTTTCATCTTCTGATAATAATTGTCGTTCAGACATTGTTAGTTCTTTATCAGATATAATCACATCTTTTTTATTTGTGTTTTTTGTAGCAAGATATGTGATTAGGTTAGTAGATATAGTCAAAATTATTGTTGTCGTAGTTTCGTTGAAGTAATTTAAGATTGACATGCTCTCACTCCTTTATTTTTATTTTTAAATAAAAAAATGTGAGACTATTGCCCACATAGTCTCACATTTTTTTAAATTAATTCTTCTAATGTTGCTATTCTTTCTTTAGCTTCCTTTAACTCTTTCGACAACTCTTTAATTGACTGCCAAGCTAATGAAATCATTGTATAAGGGTCAATTCCATCTTCATCTCTAAATACGGGACTAATCATTTCTGTAATTACTCCTATTTTTGGTTTATCATAAACCCTTGCTTCAAGATTAGATTTTAAATGATATTGCCAAATTTGAGTATTTTCAATAAGTTCTAGTGGACTAATATCTGTATCTTCTATTTTTACTAAATTATCTTTAAATTTAATAGAAGAACCTGTCGGAAATGAACTTGCACGAATAGGCATAAATGAACCACTACCAAAGTTATGATTTGTTACACGAACTTCATTTGGTGAACCAATATAAGTATAAGTACCATTTCCACCATAACCATCTCTATAAACGTTCCCATAATAAAATGGTGGTGTATAATTTTGTGATGTCACCCATGATTGAGTTGCATAACCTTGTGAGTTGAACCATGAAGAACCAATATAGTTTGAATTTACGTAGGATTGAGTTGCAACAGATGAGCCTGCTATTGTAATTGCTTGTGCATCTAACGTATAACCACTCATTACAGTTACATTACCGTAAAATGTTGAACTACCCGAAGAAACGTATATACCGTTATAACATGAAAAACTAGAAGCATTAACTTGACCTGCCACAGATATATTGTTGGTTGGGACAATTTGAAAATTACTGCTTCCACTATTTGCAAACATTCTCATCATCAAAGTTCCACTATTCCAAAAGCGTAGTTCATTATAATATAACTCTACATAAGAATTAGTAGCAACGTCTGTTTTAGATGTAATATTAGAACCGTTAATATTAACACCACTAATAATAGTACCTGTAATAGTTCCACCACTAATCTTATCTCCACTAATAGTACCTGCATTGATATAACTAGCATTGATATATAGTTGTCCACCACTCATGAACAATCCACCAAGAGTACCATTATTAGTTAAAGTATTAAAGACCGCAGTTTGAGAATTGCTTACTGCACCAACATCACTAGCAGTATAGGTTGGTTTTGTAATAGCACCCCAATTAATACTACCACCATTCATAGTGATATTACCTGTGATATTTAAATCACCATTTGTATCAACACTAAAAACATTTGTCCAGTTTGTACCATCAGATGATTTACTAATTAAAATACCATTTGTTGCATTTAAAATTGTTTTAGACTTATTATTAGATTTGGTAATTACGATACCATTAGTAGAATCAATTTTAACACCATTATAATCTGTTCCACTTTTAATAAATGATAATGCAGGGTCTAGTTGAGATTCTTTAATTCCACCTGTAACTGTTAAACTAGAACCATCAATGGTAACTCCATTTTTGTCAAACTTAAATTTACCACTTTCATTTTCCATTGATAAGTTAATACCAACAATTAATTTACCTGCTATTTGCTCTGCTACAACTCCTGTTGGTTTAATTGCAGTTTTCCATGTATTGCCACCATCATTAGTCAGTGCTAATACACCATTTTGAGCAATTAGCATATTTAAAGGAGAATCAGAATTTTTAATTAAAATACCTTTCCCACTAATTTCAACAGAGTTATTAATACCTGCGGTAATTGTTTGTTTTGTAGCATCAAATTGGTCATTAAACCAAGCATCTACTGTATCTTGTATATTTGTTGCTACATCCCATTTAAATTTATTCATACTTACAGTATTACTAGTTGAGGCACTTTTGTATAATAAATCTAGCAACATATCTCCTTTATTTGTTGTTTTCTTTACATTAGAGATTGTCAAACTAATAGATTTACCTTCAAAATCATAAGAGATTCCAATAACTTTTGCCTTAATGTCAATTCCTGTAATTTCATGTCTTGCTCGAACTATGTCACCAATTTCTAATCTATCCCAATTATCACTTTCTGTAATCATCTCTTTAAAGTTGACAATATTGATAGTGGCAGAAATAACAGGTGTTTTCATTTCTAAAATCTTGTCTTGAGCCATTTTATATAAATCATCAACATTAGTGATATTATCGTCAGTAGCTTCTTTCTCAATAATATATAAATTCCGTTCAGTTATTAATTGAGGTGTGAAGTTTGATTCAATTGATAAAGTGTTTTTAAGATTATTAATCTGTGTATTAACTCCATCAATCTGTATTTGTTTGTTATTGATTTCAGTTTGCTTGTTATTAATTTCAGTTTGTTTATTATTTTTTTCTGTTATTTTTGCACTAGCAGTTGTAGTATCTCCTAATGAATTTGCTCTATCTAATGCTTGTTGAATAATCGTCAAATCATTTTTTAATACACTCATCTGATTATTTAAAGTTGTCATATCTGTTTGATATGTTTTTAAATTTGCAGTATAAGTTGCAAAATTTGTTTGATTATCTGAAATTAATTTGTTATGATTAATAATAGCTTTACATAATTCATCACTCATATAATCAGAGTGTGTTAAAACATTGCCACTTCCATCTTGTGAGAATGGATACATAAAATAACTGAAATCTTCTATGAAATTAGTTCCCAATGGATTAGCACTATTAATTGTCAACCCATCTTTACCATACACTTTTAATCTAGTTACCATACCATCTATTTTAGTTTCTTGTGAAAGAGATTGTAGATATTTTCTGTAACTAAATGTCATACCTGTGTCTCTTCCAATATTTTGAGGTTGATAAAAATTAACTGTTCGATTAACTGTATCCCAAACAATTAAAGCATTAAATGATTCTGCCACTTGAATAATTGCATCTAATAGAGTTGCAGAATCTATTTGAATATTTCGATATGTTGTTACTGAATATAAACTATCTACATATCCTACACCCCATACAGATTCTTCTAGTAATTCTACTAAAATATCGTCTGCATTTTTAGATGTTTCAGAATCATATAGACGAATATTTTTATCTGATAATTGTTTTGGTAATAAGAAACAATGCACATCTTTGGTATCTATATCATTTGCACTATCTGTAATCTCATCAATTTCAAACCATTGAGTTTTACCATTATATGTTAACTTTACTAAATATTTTTCTTTGACTAATGGTATATTTTCATTTGGTGTAATATCTAAGTAATTATCCACTCGAAACGGAATAGAGAAAGATAATTCGCTTAATTCTGTTAGTTTTTCATCATATTTAATATTATAAGCTTCGCTCAATTTAGTTATAATTTGCATATTCGGTTTAGCTAAATGAAGTGATACTTTTTTCGGTTTTAAACTTATTGCCATTTATTTTCCCCCTTTTTCCTTATATACAAAAAAAAGTGAGAGGAAATAAAACATTCCTCTCACTTTATATATTCATTATTCATTGTATTTGTTCACTACTCTATTTTTTCGCCTTCATCTTTTTCAATAGATTTAATACAATGGTCTTTCTGAAATAAATTTAAAAACTTACACATGAAATTACAGAATACACAATCATTTTTTATAACATGTTTACCCATTCTAGATGAAATTGTTTCATCACTATCGCCACCAAATAAAGCATTAAAAAATTGGTCTAGTGCAACTAATAAGTTCCAAATGTATTTTTTCATTTTATCACCACACAATACTGTCTACTTCAAGATTTGTAGTAGCAGATTCTACTTGTGGTTGCAAAGTGTTTCGTAATTTGCTAATATTAGAGTTGATATGTTGGAATACTTGTAGTTTAATAGATGGAAAAGTAGTTTGTTCAATCATAACACGCTCAACTTTTTGAGTTGCATTATTAAAAACTGTCCATTCTGCTTCCGTAATTAAACCATCTTTAAACAATGTATCTGCACCTTGAAAGTTTGCTTGTGCTTCAAGAGAGCAAGAAAACTTATATGATACAGAGTTGATAGTGTAATCGAATCCATCAACAATAGCTTGATTACAATTCTCTTCAAGTTGTCCAATTTTAGCAGTTTTTAAAGTTTCTAAATCAATAGTTTCTAGATTTAGTTCTTTATATTTTTGGTCTGCGGTTTTTAATTGGTTTTGTAATTCTTGTACTTGTGTTGATAAAGGTGTTCTAAATACAGGCTCTTGATTTGGTTCTCCTGTTGGATAACTAAACTCCATATCTCTAGTTTCAAGATTAATTCTATATCCATTATTCTCTAGAAAATCTTGAGCATATTGACCATATGGCAATTCAATATAATCATATGATTCTCTTACTCTTTCTTGTAAGACTATGTAATTTTCAATGTCTTGCTCAATCGTTGTGGGAACGATTGAGCCTTGCATTTCAC